TTTTTAGTCCCTACTTGACACAAGAAGACCTTTCCCGTCTGGGACGTAATTATCTGAAAACCGGCGAACTGATAGAAATTATCTTTCCCGAATACGAAGTGCGCTACATTGCCATTAACGACGGTGTAGACACAGCAAGGGAAGATAACGAGTTTACCCCTCTGCGGAACTGGTTCAACGAGTTTTACGCCCGCGACACTTCAAAGAAAATCCGGGCTGTCAAACAGGCAAAGGCGCAGAAAGGCGAGCGCGTCAACGGGCAAGTGCCTTATGGGTACATAGCTGACCCCAACGACCGCAACCACTTATTGCCCGACCCGGAAACGGCGCACATTGTAAAACAGATTTTCGCTATGTATGTGCGCGGCGACCGTATCTGCGAAATCCAGAACTGGCTACGGGAACATGAGGTATTGACTGTTGCAGAATTGCAGTACAGGCGCACAGGAAGCCACAGGCACCCCCGCCCACACCCGAATTGTATTTACAACTGGCCGGATAAGACGCTCTATGACATTCTGGCGCGTAAAGAGTATTTGGGGCATACCATTACAGGCAAAAGCTACAAGGTATCTTACAAATCAAAAAAGACGAAGAAGAACCCGGAGGAAAAGCGTTACTTTTTCCCCAACACACACGAACCTTTGATTGATGAAGAAACCTTTGAGCTTGCACAGAAACGGATTGCCACCAAACACCGCCCTACAAAGGTTGATGAAATTGACCTGTTTTCGGGACTTCTCTTTTGTGGGGACTGCGGCTATAAAATGTATCTGCAACAGGGAGCCGGGACACTGGAACGCAAACACGCCTACACTTGCGGCAAGTACCGAAACAGGATAAGGACTGGCGAGCTTTGCACTACCCATTATATCCGAAAGAGCGTCCTTAAAGAACTTGTCCTTGCTGATTTACAAAGGGTACTGTCCTATGTGAAAGAGCATGAACAGGAGTTTATCGAAACCGCCAACGAGTGCAGCGCAAAGGCAGTACAAAAGACGCTGACGCAGCAGCGGAAAGAGCTTGACAAGGCACAGAGCCGGATTAGCGAGCTGAATATCTTATTCCGCAAGCTCTATGAGGACAACGCTTTAGGGAAACTTTCTGATGAACAGTTTGCTTTTTTGACTTCCGGCTATGATGAAGAAAAAAAGACGCTGACCCGGAGGATTGCGGAGCTGTCACAGGAAATCGACAACGCCACCGAGCGCAGCGCGGACGTGAAAAGGTTTGTTGCACTGGTACGCAAGTACACCGCCATTACCGAACTGACCTACGAAAACGTCCATGAATTTGTTGACCGTATTCTTATTCACGAACTGGATAAGGAAACGAACACCCGCAAAATCGAAATCTTTTATAGCTTTGTCGGCAGAGTTGATACAGGCGACAAGCCCACCGAAAGTATCTCCTATTTCAGACAGATAGGAGCCGACGTAAAGAGTTATGCTATCTAACATACATCAAAAAGAGGTAAGATAACGCCCTCTGCAAAAAAGGTTACGTTATCTTACCTCAACAAAGGTCACGCCGGAGTATCCGTCGTCTCCTAATGTCAAGAGAAAACCAAAAAATTTATGAGATTTTTTGCCGAATTTTACGCTGATTCAGTAATTAAAGCCCTCGGAGAGTCAAGTCTGTGACGGAAAACACGCCTACACCCGAAGTATTCAAGTCTGCGATCCATGAGGCAGTCTGCATGACATCCCGCCCCAGGCGTGTCAAATCTTTTGTCAAAAGAGCGTCGGTCCGTCCTTGCCGGACAGCTTCCAGAAAATCATTCAGCCCAGGCCGGTCAAAGGTCAGGCCGCTGGCCTCGTCCTGGGATTCTCCCACAACATTGAGCTGATACTTTTCTGCAAAGCTGCGAAGATAAATCATTTGGTTCTCCAAAGCCCATTTATCAGGTGAAGCAACACGCCCATAGAGCCAATACCGTTTTTTATCCCTGTTCATGCTCCACAGCCTCCTTTTTTGCGGTATCGGCAAGCAGCCGTTGATATTCGTCCCCGCATTTCCAAACAATCTCAATGGAAGTTGAACTGTAAATGTAGATGTTATGGATTAGCGAATCCACCAGTTCCCGTGTCAATGTTCTGACATTGGTATAGGGAATAATATTGTCGGTGGAGAGTTCTTCTTCCTTTGCCTGCCGTTTGGCATCCTCCAGCACTTTGATTTTGATTTCAAGCCGCTGGATATGTTTTTCACACCGTCCTCGTTTATGCTGGTAGTCCTCTGCGCTGACTTTGCCGGATACCATATCCTCAAAAGCCGCCATCTTTTCCTGCTGGCGCATTTGGATTGAGTTCTGGTGTACTTTGATCTGCTGGTCAAGGCGCTGGTTGTAACGGGTATCTTTTGCGGACTGGCGCTGCTTCGCCTGAACCACCCCTCGGACAAGCTGGGCCATCGTGCGAATAGATGCTAAAACCGTCTGTTCCAGTTCCTTTTCATCTATCCTGTCCTGTGGACACCCAATATCCGGCTTATACCTGTCTGTCCGGCACACATAGCAGGGGTGGGTAGATTGTAGCCGTTCCATCGCAAGCCCACAGTGACCACACCGGATCTTCCGATAGAAAACTCGTGAGCTTTCCCCGGTAGAACCGGGATGGGAACCCCAATTCAGGCTCTTGGCCGTATCGAAAACCTCCTGCGTAACGATTGCCGGAAACGCCCCATCCACAACAGTCCATTGATTTTCTGTAACAGCCTTGACCCGGCTGGAACCCACCTTTTTTCGGGTAGTCTTGCCATAGATCGCTTTGCCGGTGTACCGCTCATCATCCAGTATCTTGCGAACCATAGAAGAAGTCCAGTAGTTTTTATTCTGGTCTACGCAGTTCCACTTCCGGCTCACCGCTTGTAGCCGCTTCCTTTGCAGCGGGGTCAGCACTCCTTCTGTATTGAACTTTCTGGCTATGTTCGTAGTAGACAGGCCGCTGGTAAAGAGGTCAAACACACGCCGGACCACGGCGGCGGCATCCTCGTCCACCAAAAGGGTGTGCTTATTCCCAGGCGCTTTCTGATAGCCAAAGAACGCATAGGGGGCAACGCAGTAGCCTTTTTCGGCAAGCTGCTTTTTAGTCGATTTCACTTTTTCCGATAAGTCTTTGCTATAAAGATCGTAGATCACATTTCGGAAGGACACATCAATCAAGCCCGCAGAACCGTACTTGTGATCCTTGCTGTCGTAGGAATCATTGATGGCGATAAATCGCACATCCAGGAAAGGGAAAATCTGTTCCAGATAGTCCCCAACCACGATATAGTCGCGCCCAAACCGGGACATATCCTTGACGATAATGCAGTTGATTTTTCTCTGACGCACCTGTTCCAAAAGCTGCCGGACGGCGGGCCGTTCCATGTTCGTCCCAGAATAACCGTCATCACAAAATTCAAGAATTTGCGCCCCGGCAAATTCAGGCCGCAGCTCAATGAAACGGTGGATGTAGGCACGCTGATTGACAACGCTGTTGCTTTCGCTTTTTTCATCGGACAGATCGCCGTCCTCGGCGGAGAGCCGGATGTAAATGGCAATCACATAGTTCAACATTTGCGGTAAGACCTCCGGCATCGTGCTATACCTCCTCCTGAAATAGTTTCTTCATCTCGTCCTGATAGTTCAGCACGATATGTACCTACTTGTCCTCATTCACATAGATTTTCTCCACCAGCGCCAGCAGCATCTCACGGGTCAGCTCTTTCTCGTCCCGGAACTTGGTAAAAGCGGAAACCCACTTATTTTGTTTGGGGCTTGCCTCCGGCAAGGCGTCCTTTTCGTCCTGCAAATCCTGAAAGTGTCTCTCAAGCTGGCGGGCTTCATCCTCATACCGGCTTTTCCCGAATAGATAATCCGCCTGCGTTACAATACCGTCCACATAGCTTTCAAAGAGCGTCTGACGGAGTGTGTCCAGCTTCTTCAATCGTCCCTGCACCGATACGATCTCATTGTCAAGAGCCGTCCTGCGGCTTCTGGCCGCCGAGGACCGGCTGACCCTTTGGATGACCGCCTCCGCATCCGTGAGCATCGCCATCTGCAATCGAAGGACCTCATAAACGGCCGCTTTCAAATCGTTTTCCCGCAAGCCACCCGCATTGGGGCATCCGGCATCCAGAAGCATAGCGTGGCGGAGGCAGATAAAGTGGTACGCCACCGTCCTGCCTTTGTTATAAACACTCTTATAGCGTGTCATATTGTGCTGGCAGCACGCGCATACCACAAGCCCTTCAAAAATGTTTTCGCTGTCAAAATGGGCGTATTTCCCCAGACGGCTGTGGTATTCCTCGTGCTTGGCTTTCAAAATGGCTTGAACCGCATCAAACAGCTCCTGCTCAATGATGGCCTCATGGGTATTGGGGACAATGATCCATTCTGATGGGGGCATAATTTTTT